TCAAGGTTTAATAACAGGGCAAGACGCGCAGCATACGAACCCTTCGCCGCGGTCTGCCTTGTCAACTTCATTAAGCGTTATAGTGCTGTCTGAGCCTCCAAAATTAAAGGCTATCCTCAATTTGTCGTCATATACAAATATGGAATTTACAAACACATCTATAAGTCTCCGCTGACAATCCCTGTCTTTGTAGTCCAATTTCTTAAACTGCTCCAGAAAGTACAATATGTGGTCCTTTGTAAGTTTGAACCCTTTTTCTATTTCGATCTCGGCCATTGCCTTTTTTATCACAGCTCTTTGATCGTCCAGCTCATCCATGCGAGCTTTTGTCATATCATTAAATATTCCGGCCTCAATCGCTTTCATAAGATTGGCTGCTGATTTTTCCACCTTGTCAAGCTCAGCTTGTAGCCCTTTTAGCTTTTCCATGCTCTCATCCTGAGCGAGATAATATTGCCATGTGTTTTCTGCTATAAACTCCAACAGCTCCTCATTCTGCAATATGCCCTGGACGCACTGTAGTATGATTTCCTCTATCCATTCTTGGCGTACTGGCTTTTTATCACAGGTCTTATCTTTACGCCTTTTGGCGCACATATAATAGCTGTACTTGACACCCATTTTACCGAATCCGCTTTCTCCCACCATCGCTGTGCCACATTTACCACAAAATAGCTTGTCTGTAAGAATGTAGTCCGAATAGCTCCACTTATGCGACGGCATCCGACGGTTGACTTTTAACAGCTCCTGCACCTTGTAAAAAATCTCTTTATCGACAATAGGCGGTATGACGTCCTCATCTCTGATTATGTCTTTGTATTTATACACGCCGATATATTTCTCATTTTTTAGTACCGTTGTAAGACTGCTTTTTGTAAATGGCTTTCCAGCTTTTGTCCTCATACCGATGCTATTTAAGTGATTGATTATTTCAGACGTTGTGCTGCCCTCAGCATACATATCAAATATCAGTTTTACTGTAGGTGCGGTTTTCGGATCCGGTGCATATTTTTTATGCGCATCCATCATAAGTCCCAGCGGAACATTGCCTCCAATAACCTGATGCTTTTTGGCACTCTCTAAAAGTCCTCTTTGTACATTCTGTGAAAGCTGCAGACTGTAATACTCTGCCATACCCTCTAAGACACTTTCGAGAATAACACCCTCAGGAGAATCCGGTAAATTCTCGGCGACATACTCAACACGGACTCCATTCTTTTTACAGCGGTACTTGTTGAAAGTGATCTCCTCACGGTTTCGACCAAAACGGTCCACCTTCCACACAATGATTACACCGAATTGCTTCTTACTGGTGTCAGATAGCATTTTCTGAAAATCATCTCTGTTGTCATTACGCCCGGTCATGGCGCGGTCTATATACTCATGCACTACTGTATAGCCTTTAAGGTCAGCATATCGGTGTCCTGCCGCGAGCTGTCCTTCTATCGACTGTTCCGTCTGGTTATGGGATGAGTACCTGGCATATATAACAGCGAGTTTGCTTATATCATTTGTAGCTGCTTTTGCTTTTGCCATGCAGTGCCTCCTCTCTGCATACGGCTACACACTCAGGCTTTCCAGGTGTGTCCGCAGTTCTGGCATACAGCCATAGTACGATTGATGCTCTTACTTGCGGAGATGGTTTTTCCTTGTATTCCTTTATTTCTTTTTCTTCCTAAGATACCAAAAGTACAGATCATAAGAAGCCAGCGGAAAAACCACTCCAGGGGCTTCCACCACCAGCCAACACACGCCCAGTACAATACGCCGTGTCTTTTTACTCCCCCGATTTGATGCAGGCTGCCGCCTACTGTGCCGGTCTGTGTGACTTGAAAACTTATATTGTTACTACCGCATTTAGGGCATACACAATCTGCCATATCTATTCCTCCTTAAACTTTATATGTATAATTTTTCCTTCTCTAATTACCCTAACTTTTGTTTTGTTTGGTATTTATCCTGTAAAAGTAGACCTTGAATGATTCCCTCTACTTTTATTCTATCGGAGCTGTCAAGCTGATTATACATTTTAAGAATTTCCGGTATCTGAGATTTTTCTTTTTGCACATCTGCATCTACTGCTTTGTGAAAATCAACAGCCTTTTTTACATCTCCGTCAAAGTAATCAAGTACCGGTCCGGACATCTCAGCAGTGAGTTCCGGGTTACTGTAATCTGTCGGATCCTCTGTTCTACCTAAAAGATAATCGCATGACACCCCCAGCACGTCCGCAATAACTTTTACAGTTTCGCCCTTTGGTGCTGTATTTTTCTTATTCCACACTGAGATTGTAGCTCTTGTTACACCGAAAGCCTCAGCCGCTTTCTGTGAGCATGGTTCAATACCTTTTTCTGTACATATAGCCGTATATCTGTCATAGAAATTCATAATAGGCCTCCTCAGTTAAAAAAAATTGACAAAACCTCTTGACAAGTCAAATTTATTTGGCTATACTCTGATTATCAGTTAAATAAATTTGACAAACAAATACCAGACCCCTGATATTTCCTGTATCGGGAGCAAGTAAAAAGAGGTATGTAGTTGATGTGGTAGTCCTATTATACTTCATTAGTTAAATTTTTTTCAACTGAAACAGATAAAATTTTTTAACAGAAGGAGGTAAACCGATGGACGCACTCTTAAACGAGGATTGGACGGCAGAGGTTGTCGGGCGTATGCATCGTTGCCGTATCAGCAATTTGCAGTTAGCAGAGGAATGTGGTTACTCAGCAGCATATCTGTCAACCGTCCTCAACGGCAATAAAGTATTCGAGAACGACGAGGCAAAGGAAAAGACAAAGAATCGAATCATTGAAGGTCTGACAAGGCTTGAATCCAAAATTTTAAGTGCAAGCAGGGACACGGACGATGGTAGCGCAGATTGATACATCGCAGATCCAGAGCGCAGACATTCAACAACTCAGTTCTACTTTTCTTACTGCCGTCAAAAAATTTTATAGCGATCCTCAAAACTTAAAGAACTTTGAGGACTGGAAGAAACAGAAAAACCATAAAGAACAAAAATAAAAGGAGGCAATCTTATGGAAATCACAGTAACAGTAAACGCTCCTGAACTTGCTGGAGCAATCACAAAATTAGCTCTTGCAATCGAGGGCGCAGCACTTAATAAGAATGGCGAGGTAACTATCCCGGCAGGCACTACAGCCACAGTACAGAGCGTAGAGCAGGTTGTACAGCCTACCACGGCGGCAGCACCACAGCAGACAGCTCCAGCTCCTCAGCCACAGGCACAGACAATTCCGATGCCGCAGGCACCTACCCCGGCACAGCAGACAACCGCACAGCCTCAGCAGAAAGCTCTTACGCTTAATGACATTGCAACGGCCGGCGCTGGGCTTGTAGATCAGGGCAAGATGCAGCAGGTCATTGAATTACTTGGCAAGTATGGCGTACAGGCTATCACTCAGTTACAGCCTACCCAGTTTGATGCTTTTGCAGGAGAGCTTAGAGCATTAGGCGCAGCAATTTAGGAGGTGCATGAGGATGGCGACACCTACAGAACACGCTCTCCTCTCTGCTTCATCATCTAGTCGCTGGCTGAATTGTACAGCCGCACCGAGATATGAGGCTGAGTTTGGAGAGGATGACAAAACAGTGTATGCGGCTGAGGGTACGCTGGCTCATAGAATTTGTGAGTTATCTGCTCAGTACAATTTCAACATCATTACAAAGCGTAAGTTAAACAGTCAGATTAAAAAGCTCCGTGAAAATGAACTTTTCCAGGAAGAAATGATTACAACCGGAGTATTTTATGCAGAATACCTCAGAAACAAGTCTCTTACTTTTGCCAACAAGCCCTATACAACTTGGGAGGTCAAGGTTGATTTTTCAGACTATGTACCGGAAGGTTTTGGAACGTGCGATTGTGTAATGATCGGCGACGACACTTTACATATCACAGATTACAAGCATGGTAAAGGCGTTGAGGTATCCGCAAAGAACAATCCACAGATGCGCTTGTACGCGCTTGGTGCTTTGAAACAGTATGCTTCTATCTTTGGCAGCGCTATTAAAAAAGTATCTATGGCAATCGTACAGCCCCGTATCACAGAGGATGTCAGTGAGGAGGTACTTACCGTTGAGGAGCTTTTACAGTGGGGCGAAAATATCAAGCCTATAGCATTGAAAGCATACTCAGGCTTTGGAGAGTTCAAGTGCGGTACCTGGTGTCGTTTCTGTAAGGGCAAAGCGGTATGTAAAGCCCGGACAGAAAATAACACGGCTTTGGAAGATTTTAAGGGCTTTGCTATTGAGGGCAAACTTACTGAGGAAGAAAAGCAGTCTGAGAGCTTTCCAAACCGACTTACAGATAACGAGGTTGCAGAAATGCTCATCAGAGGAGCTGATCTGGTAGCCTGGTACAACGACTTACAGGACTACGCTCTCAATGCCATTTTGGACGGCAAGGTAATCAACGGCTTTAAGGTTGTTGAGGGGCGCAGCAACAGAGCTTTCAGTGATACTGATAAGGCTATCGAGGCGTTTAAGGGCGCAGGCTACGAGGAGAAAGATCTTTATAAACCTAAAGAGCCTCTTACCCTCTCCGCGCTTGAAAAACTGGCAGGCAAGAAGAAGTTTGCAGAGCTTGTAGGCTCTCTTGTAATAAAGCCTCAGGGCAAGCCTACCTTGGTACCCGAATCAGATAAGCGCGAGCCGTATCATCCGGCGGCTGTCGATTTTAAGGGAGTTGGCAATGATGGATAATGCGGTCTTGCATATCAGTTACAACAACGGTCGCGGTCACATGACTGTTAATACGCTGGCGTTTCTGAGTAAGCAGGGCATCCGTAATATCCGTAAGCTGATAAAGCTGATTGAATCCAGCGATACACCGGATGAGCTGGAAAAGCTACACAGTTATTTACAACAACAGCTCAGCACGATTGAGCCGCGGATGAAAGAACTGGCAAACAAGGGCGTAAACGCCAGAACAAAGTACAAAGAGTTGGAGCCGGAGCTGCAAAAACTTATATATGAGCGTGAGCGCTATCGGAAAAGTGACGATCGGTATAAAGCTCTTATGATACGCGTAAAAGATATGCGAGAGAAAATACGCCACTATAAGGCGGTGTACAGCTCTACTCTTTCAGACTTTAATGCCCTTAATAGAGACAAAGAAAAATTTAGCAAATTAGCAAAGGAGATTTTACCATGAGAGATCCATTTATTGAACTTATGATGGCAGAAATGCTTAGGGGGGGGGAGTCCTGATATTGCCTCCAACTCGTTTGTAAAGGAAACGCGAAAAGAGGAAAGACGGACTGCACCAGATAAGGCTTTTAAGGAGTTCTTAAATGATATGCTGGATATGATTATTAAAAAAGAAGGTACCGACAGTAAGCCTGGCGCTACTGCTTCTCTCTTACGCCACTTTGATAAGCTCTCAGAATTAGAGATTGCTGTACATGACTTTGCGGATCCTACAGTCGAGTATCCAATCGAGACACGACAGGCCGCTATCGCCGTTGTTGATAAGTGCTGTGAGCTTCTTTCACAGTTTATTGAGGACAATAAGGACAACTAATGTAATTGATGTAACCAAATGAAATTTAATGAATATAAAGGAGATTAAGACTATGTATCAGAACATTCCAAGTAAAGTATTAACCGGAGAAGTAAGACTTTCCTATGAGCATCTTTCCACACCGTATGCTAACCCAAATCAGCCGGGTGCAGAGCCTAAGTATTCCACAACAATGTTGATTCCTAAGACGGATGCCGCCACAAAGGCAGAGATTGACGCCGCTATTAAGTATGTATATGAACAGGCGGTAGCGAATGACTGGAAGGGTGCAAGACCTCAGCTCCGTTCTCAGCTTATCTATGATGGAGACGGCCTCAGAAATGACGGCTCTAAGTTTGGTCCAGAATGTGCCGGTCATTGGGTTATTACAGCCAGCACAAAGAGAAAGCCACAGGTTGTTGACATCAGTAATATCAACTGTGAGCTTGCACCGCAGGATATTTACAGCGGTATGTACGCCCGTGTAACTCTTAACTTCTTCTCATTCAACAGCAACGGTAACAAAGGCGTAGGCTGTGGGCTGGGTAATGTTATGAAGGTACGCGATGGAGAGCCGCTTGCTGGTGGTGCTTCTGCTGCATCTGATTTTGAGGGTATCGGTCAGAGTATGACTGCACCACAGGGCGCGGCCCCGGCGACTCCAAATTATGGTGCAGCCATGCCAGCAATACCGGGACAGATGACCTATCCAAATACAGGTATGAATACTACAGCACCTCAGGCGGCAGCTCCTCAGATTAACCCGATCACGGGTTTACCGATGTAAGGAGCTACACAGCGAGGAGGCGAGGCAGATGCACGAACTGCATATTGACTTAGAGACATATTCCAGCGTTTCAATCCGAGACGCTGGATTGTGGAAATACATTTCAAGTCCAGATTTTGAAATTTTGCTATTCGCCTATTCGGTAGATGGTAGCCCTGTGCAGATTATCGATCTTGCACAGGGCGAAGTCGTACCGGAGTGGATTATCTCAGCTTTGCACAGCCCTGAATACACCAAGCACGCCCACAATGCAGCATTCGAGTATGGATGTTTGTCGAAATATTATGGACGCATGGAGCCGAGCCATTGGCGCTGTTCTATGTTTCATGCTTTGTACTGTGGATATACAGCGAGCCTGGAGGCTGTGGGTAAGGCTTTGGGACTTCCAGAGGACAAGCAAAAACTTAATACTGGTAAAGCACTAATCAGATATTTTTGTGTACCCTGCAAGCCAACAAAAAGCAATGGTGGCAGGACACGAAACTTACCGCAACACGATATAGATAGATGGAACCTGTTCAAGGAATATTGCTTGCAGGATGTTGTTGCGGAAATGGATATAGAGAACCGGCTTTCAAATTTCCCGGTGCCGGATTTCGTTCAAAAGCAATGGGAAACAGATCTTACAATCAATTCAAGAGGCGTATCGGTAGACATACCATTTGTACGCGGCGCGCTGGCTATCGGTGATGAGGTAAAAGCCGAACTGACAGAGGAAGCGGTAAACATTACGCATCTCAACAACCCAAACAGCGTAAAGCAGCTTGCAGAGTGGCTTGACAGCAAAGTGGATACAGATGTTACGAGTGTAAATAAAGCCGTGGTATCCGAGCTTATGGACGGCGATAATGCCCCTGAGGTACAGCGTATGCTGGAGATACGGCAGGAATTAGGTAAGACATCCACAAAGAAATATGATGCCATAATGACCTGTGTATGCCCGGACAATCGTGTGCGAGGGCTGTTACAGTTCTATGGGGCTAATCGTACAGGGCGTTGGGCTGGTCGTTTGGTGCAGGTGCAGAACTTACCGAGAACCTACACACAGGCTATTGAGGTGGCGCGTGATCTTGTGCGGAATGAGGATACCAATAGCTTGCGTGTCTGCTATGGTATCAATGCTGTGTCTGACACGCTCTCACAGCTCATAAGAACAGCGTTTGTGGCAAGTCCGGGGAATGTACTTGTAGATGCGGATTTTAGTGCTATTGAGGCGCGAGTAATATCATGGCTGGCGGGCGAACAATGGCGGCTGAACGTATTCAGAACACACGGAAAGATATATGAGGCGTCTGCCTCTCAGATGTTCGGTGTGCCTATGGAGCTTATTAAAAAGGGCAACCCTGAATACGCTCTGAGAGCTAAAGGCAAGGTCGCTGAGCTGGCTCTGGGTTATCAAGGAAGTACCGGCGCACTTATTAACATGGGCGCATTAAACATGGGGCTGACTGAGGATGAACTACCGGAGATTGTTGACCGCTGGCGTAATGCCAACTCCAAGATTCGTGATCTCTGGTATGAAATGGATAATGCAGCTATACAGGTTATTCAATATGGCGGATGCCAAAAGGTACACGCAGTAACGCTGGCAAGGGAGCATGATTACACATACGGAAAAAGCGCTCTTACCATTACCCTTCCATCCGGTAGAAAACTGTTTTATATTGATCCATCCGTTGGAGAAAACCGATGGGGCAACCCAAGTATCACTTATATGGGTATGGATCAGACATCAAAGAAATGGAGACGCATTGAGACATACGGCGGAAAGCTAACAGAGAATTGTGTACAGGCTATCGCCCGTGACGCTCTGGCAGGTGCAATAGAACGCCTAGAGGCCGCCGGGTTCCCTATCGTGTTCCATGTGCATGACGAGGTTATTATTGACATTAAACCCTTTGCTGAGGACAAGGCAATGCTTAAAGCGGTCACAGACATTATGACACAGCCCATATCATGGGCGCCAGGCTTACCGCTGGGAGCTGACGGATGGGTAGGCGATTTCTTCACAAAGGACTAAGGAGGCATTTTATGAGAGTAAAGGTTTTGAAAGCTGTCGCGTGGACTACTGCTATTGTGGGTATCGCCTCAGCGTGCTGTCTGGATTCAGACAGCATGGTGCCATCTATCATGTGTGGCGTGTGCAGTGCATGGTGGGCGCTATTCGCTTATGCAAATAACTGGTTTGAGGAAAAGCCGAAGCGTCGCCGGATAAGCGACACGGCTACACAGCAGCAGCGGCGTGGCAATGTGGTCGTTGATTTTAACAGGGACAGGGAGGCGATGTAATGAATATACTTTTTTATCAGATTTTACTTGTGGTTTTTGCTGCATTGTTTACCGTAGCAAGTTTCGGAGAAAGCAGGCAGTCAAGCAGATATGCTGACCACATTATGACATTTGTAATGATGGTACTGCTCTTTGCTACTTTTGCATGGAGGTCATAATGAATACAGATGATTTAATTATTGATTGTTTTGCCGGAGGCGGTGGTGCTTCTACCGGAATAGAGGCCGCTCTTGGTAGACCCATTGATATTGCTGTAAACCATGATCCAGATGCTATCCTCATGCACAAGACAAACCATCCGAACACATTACATCTCACAGAAGATATATTCAAAGTAGATTTGGAAAAATATACACAAGGGCGCAGAGTGGCGCTTATGTGGGCTTCTCCTGACTGTACAAGCCACAGTAAAGCCAAAGGTGGCCAACCGCGTAAGAAGGGGCTTAGGATACTTCCGTGGGCGGTATTCAAACACGCCAAAGCCATAAAGCCAGATGTAATAATAATGGAAAATGTTGAAGAAATACAGCAATGGGGTCCACTTGACGATAGCGGAAAACCAATTAAGGAGAGAGCTGGAGAAGATTATCAAAAATTCATAACTGCTATGCAGTCAATCGGTTATGACTTTCAGAGCAGGGAACTTGTAGCCGCCGATTACGGCGCTCCAACCACAAGGCGTAGATGGTATGCAGTATTTCGTAGAGATGGCAAGGAAATCAGATGGCCAGAAGCTACACATAATAAAGACGGGAACTGTGGTAAGAAAAAATGGTTGTCTTGCGGAGATTATATTGACTTTTCTGATTTAGGTAAATCTATTTTTAACAGAAAAAAGCCTTTAGCAGAAGCAACTATGAAGCGTATAGCAAATGGGTACAGGAAGTATGTCATTGAAAACCCAGAGCCATACATTGTTGACAACGAGGACGCCGTTGCATTTCTGATCCAATATCACTCAGAAACAAAAGATGGGGATGCCAGAGGACAGTTACTAACAGAACCGATTAAGACTTTAGATACGAGTAACAGATATGGGCTTGTAACAGCATTTATAACAAAATTTTATAAAACAGGCTGCGGTCAAAAGTTAAATGAGCCTTTACATACTATTACTACAAGTCCTGGGCATTTCGGGTTAATATCGGCCTTCCTTATTAAATATTATGGCACAGGATGCGGTCAGCAACTAAATGAACCTCTGGCCACTATTACTACTAAAGACAGGTTTGGGCTTGTAAATGTAGTAACTGAGATAGCTGGAGAGAAATATATTCTCAAAGATATATTTTTAAGAATGCTCAAAGCCGAACCTGAGTTAAAACGTATGCAGGGGTTCCCAGAGGACTACATAATAACGCATGATTATAATGGGAAGCACTACCCTATTTCAAACCAGGTAGCAAAGATAGGTAATAGCGTCGTTCCTATAATGGCGCGGTTGCTTGTTGAATCTAATCTATCATAAGGAGGCAGTTTTATATGGCAGACAAGGACTGGGCAGGAAGTAGCCGCTCAGCGCACGCCATACTGGGCGCCAGAAATTACGCAAAAGAAGAACGCGAGACACACGACTATTACGCGACAGAGCCAAAAGCAGCTACTCTCCTTATGGAACTGGAGCCACTATCTCCTCTTATTTGGGAGTGTGCTTGTGGAGAGGGCCATCTTGCAAAAGAATTTGAAAAAGCCGGTCATACGGTCTATGGGACAGACCTCATAGACCGCGGATATGGCTATCAGCAAGACTTTTTAAGTACGGTAGCCCCCCCCTTTGCCCGGTTTTGATATTGTTACGAATCCGCCCTACTCTTATGCGGCTGAGTTCGTGGATCATGCAATGGATATTATCGAGGACGGACGCAAGGTGTGTATGTTCCTCAAAATACAATTTTTGGAAGGAGTCAAGCGTAGGAAGCTATTTGAAAAGTGGCCACCAAAAGTTATTTATGTATCAAGCTCCCGTATGCGCTGCGCTATGAATGGCGATTTTGAAAAATATGCAAAGTCGAACGCTATTTGTTATGCATGGTATGTGTGGGAAAAAGGCTACACAGGCGAAACAACTCTACGCTGGATGAACTGATATGCAAATACAATTATTTATGGGCGATTGCCTTAATCTCATGCCTGGTGTACCGGATGGCTCCGTAGATATGATCTTATGCGATCTGCCTTACGGAACCACTAAAAATAAATGGGACTGCATAATCGATCTGGATAAACTGTGGGCGCAATATAAGCGAGTTATCAAGCCTACTGGTTGCATAGCATTATTCGCTCAAACGCCATTCGATAAGGTCTTAGGGTCCTCAAATTTGAAGATGCTCAAATATGAATGGATATGGGAAAAGACAGAAAGCACCGGCTTTCTCAATGCTAAGAAGATGCCGCTTAAAACGCATGAAAACATATTGATTTTCTACAATAAGCCACCTACATATAATCCGCAGTTTACTTATGACGGGAAGCCATATAAGTACGAGAAAAGCCATATCGGCAGCACTAATTATGGCAATTCCAGCGGTACAAATGGCGTGATTGAAAACGATGGGCGCAGGTACCCAAAATCAATTATACGTTTCAAAAAGGACAAGCAGAAAACGGCTCTGCACCCTACCCAGAAGCCCCTTGCTTTGATTGAATACCTGATACTCACTTACACCAAGGGGGGGATACCGTACTTGACAACTGTATGGGATCCGGTACCACTGGTGTCGCTTGTCTGGCGACAGGAAGAAATTTCATAGGCATGGAACTGGAACAAAAATATTTTGACATAGCCACAGAGAGAATCAGCAATGCAAAACTTGTTATCGAAGGAGGTGCAATAGATGGATAAAACAGAAAGAGCTACTTACATTAAATCAATCGTCGGAACGATTGAAGAAAGCGTATCTCATTATGATGCCGCCGGTCCCTACCCTATGCCCGGTAGCACCGTATCTATGTACGACAGCAAAGCCTCTATCATACGCCGTTGTGTGGTTGCGAGGCAGGAGCTACTTACTCTTATGAAAGAATTGGAGGGCAACACATGAAGCACTGTTGTAACAACTGTCTCTATAGACAGAAAATAAAATCTTATGACCCGGAGGCTGCTAAAGTCGATATGACTACACATTGCAAATGCGGTCACGACGGATCCATTCACAGAAAGAATAAAGAACAGCGAGGCTGTAAAAATTTTAAGAACAAGGAGGACTTATAAAAATGAAGAAGAAACTGTTTAATCACAAAGGAAAAATCGCACTTACACTCTCAGCTTGCCTGCTTTTGGTGTGTATGCTGGTTGGATGTACAGAGGTTGGTAAGGTCAGTTACAATATCGGCATTGAGGCTGATAATTTTAATGTCGTGCGCCGTCTAACCGTTATCAATGCGAGGACTGATACCGTCCTGCTCCAGCTTACCGGTACATTCGCATTGGAAAATAACGAGAATAACGAACCGGAAGTCATATGCGAGCTGGCGGATGGAAAATATCAAAAACATTTTGTGTATTTGAATGAGTACACGTTGTATGTTGTTGAAGATATTTCTGGGTCAGATGTAGACAAGTACAGTTATGAGATCAACTTTTTACCGGAAATGGTACCAGGCGTAAGTATTAAATCAGAAGATTAGGAGGGCTTATAAACATGGGAATTATGGATGCTTTCAACGCGGAGGACAGAACACAGATAAAGGTATCAAGCCTTTATGCCATGCTCAAAGAGGGAGCAAAGGCGGAATATCTCTTAAATGCCGTAAAGTGTGAGGTGCCATATCAGTACATACTGCAGATGGCTACCGGTAAATCTGGCGAGCTGCAGGACTATAAAGACACTCAACTCACACCGGATAGTATCAAGGAATTGCAGAGCAATTATGACAAGCTCTGTGCTGATGTTCAGAAGTACAAGGACGAAAACAAAGAGCTTCTCCAGTCTTTAGAACAGGCTCAGAATGCGTCAAAGGTTGATCCAACATCTGATGTTGACGAACAGGCAGCGCCCGAAACCTCAGACAGCATAAATAATACTGAGGGGGGGGGGACGCCCACCAGGAGAAAAAGAAAATTGACATAGGAAAAATTATGGCACTGAAAAATGCTGGCTGGAAGGTGAAGGACATTGCGGATGAGATGCACATGGAACCTCAGGCAGTATCTAACGCTATATGGAGGTACAACAAGCAGAATGATAACTGATATTTTAACCATAGTAATGGCTATACTTCTTATTCTGATTATCGTATTTTTCACAGTTCTTGCATGGGCGTCTGGCGTAGAAAAAGCCAGGCGCACCGAGGAATGGAAACATTACGGTCCGGTCGATAAATGCGGCTTTGATTCTATTGATAACAAGGAACAGCTTGCTTATATCAGAAAATGGAATGATAAGCAGAGAAACAAAGCAAAAAGGAGGCATAAATGCAGACAGTAAGTATATTAGGATCCGACTACAGTATTATCCGGCGCGACTTTGACGACGAGCCACTTTTTAAGAAAAGGAATATTGACGGATGGTGCGATTACCACAAGAAAGAAATTGTGTATTGCAATATGCGGACACATCCCAACATGGAAGATGAGGACGATGCATACTGCAGGAGTTGCGAGTGCTACACACTCAGACATGAGATCACTCACGCTTTTCTTTCGGAGGCCGGTCTTGCAGAAAGTTCAGGTGTTACCACACAGGGATGGGCTGTAAATGAGGAAATGGTTGACTGGTTCGCTATGCAAAGCCCGAAAATCTTTAAGACTTTTTACAGCTTGGGGCTTATAGGCACTGACAGCTTTTACAGTTTGGGTACTATAAGAGATAATGCTATGCGCATTGATGCATACGAGCCATACGACGGCTGCAAGTACGAGGTAAAGATAGAGGACAAAGTAAAATGAGAACAATTAGTTTATGTCAACTACAGGAGGACGCACAAATGGGAAATATAACAAGTATCAATGATAGAAAAAAGGCAGAAAATGCCTCAGTACAATATGCAAATGTAGAGCTGCAAAGGCTTCTCAGTAATCACACTGATATGCAGGCAAAGAATGAGCAGGCGAGACTTAATAAAAATATTTTGGCGCTCATCAATACCTTTGCCGGTCAAAGCCACACAAGTCAAACGGCGCATTATGTTGTAAGCATTTTTCAGCGCCTCTTATCCTTAAAGCCACTCTCCCCTATTATGGGAACGGCTGACGAATGGCGCGAGGTTACACGCTCCGGCGATGAGATAAGAACTTTTCAGAATAAGCGCTGCCCGTCCGTATTTAAGAAATGCAACAAGACGGGCGTCATGCTTGACTGCATAGATCAGGATGGGCTTGTGCTTTCAACAGATGGAGGATTTACCTGGTTTACAAGCGGAAAAATGTTAAAGCATATCAGCTTTCCTTATATGCCCGGCGAGGGACCGGAGGAGGTATTTGTCGAGAAAAAAGACGACGGATACACCGTTATTACGGATCCTGAAAAGATCGAGGCACTGTATAAGGATGCTGTAGAGCGCGCCCAGGCAAGGGAGCAGATACTTAAATAGGAGGCTGACATGAAAGAAAAGCGAAAAGCATTTTATAAGGTCTGCTTCTCCTACTGGTACCATGAAAGATTTAAGCCCTTTGTAAAAAAGTGCATTGATCTGGCGTGCTTTATCATAGCGCTGGTGGTTCTTATCTGTATGGCGCTCTTGGGCTTATATGCGATTGCTTCGGCGGTCGGACATTTATAAGGAGGGTTGAAATTGGATAGAGTTACGATATACACAGACGGCTCATGCCATGGAAATCCTGGTCCGGGTGGATATGCCGCAATACTCTTACATAAGGACAACACCAAAGAGGTACACGGCAGCGATTGGTACACAACAAACAATCGAATGGAATTAAAGGCTGTTATCGAGGGCTTGCGGTTGCTTACGCGGCCCTCTGAGGTCACTATCATTACAGACAGCCAGTATGTTGCTAAAACGATAAACAGAGGCAATCTGAGGGCGTATGTGAATACTCCCGGACGTAAGAACGCAGACTTGTGGGAACAGATACTCCGGCTTTCAACCTGGCATAAAGTTACCGCCAAATGGGTACGGGGTCACGCAGGTAATAAGTACAATCAGAAATGCGATACTATTGCAAACAGAGAGGCGTCACAGCTTGAAAAAGAAAAGGGACTACGCATAAAAATTTTTACTGATCTGCTGACAGATATGTCTACCCCGGCTGAGGCACTTGCCAAAAAGCACAAATGCCCTTTAGGCATGGTTGAGAAATATTATGCACAGTTCTTTGAGAAATACAACGGAGGTACAGCGAATGAGTAATGAAAAGAATCCATATTACAATCAAAGCGGATGCGCTGATCCGACAGCCTATAAAGCTGTAAAGGCGGTTTCCAAAGAGGATGCAGCTCTTGAAGGTAGAAAGAATTTTCTTATCAAGGTGCTAAAGTACATCATTAACAATGCAGGCTTTGAGCTGATTAACCGTATTGAACTTAGAGACAATTCGACAGGCAAGGAGTTCCGGTAGTCAGCTACACAGAACTACCGCTTTGCCGTTTTCAATAAAATTTTTGGCTTGTGGTTCTGGTCAATTTTATTTGACTTTAAGATTGACAAGTCAAATTTTTTTATCTATAATCAAGGTATAGTTAAAAATAATTGACTACAATCTCCCAACTACCCCACACACGGGGGGGGAGCTACTAAAAAAGGAGCATTCTCTATGGAACTAAAGTTTGACAGACAAATAAACATATCCGCTGGTAAGAGCCGTAAGGATATGCACTGGAAATCTCAAACACTTTCCATAGCTGAGCTATGGGAGAGGTTGAAAACGCCTGCAAGGGGAACAGAAACCTTACAGGCTTACTTCCAGTTAAAAAAGGTACAACAGGACGACTTAAAGGACGTCGGCGGCTTTGTTGCCGGTACCCTCTCAGGCGGACGGCGTAAGGCCTCTGCCGTAACCGGACGTGATCTTGTTACTCTTGACTTTGATAATATACCAAGTTACGGAACAGACACAGTCGTACAGGCAGTAGAAAACCTCAATGTAAGCTACTGCATCTACTCTACCCGTAAACACATGGAAACCGGACCAAGACTCCGTATTTTGATACCGCTGGACCGTACCGTGTCTGCAGATGAATACGAGCCTATCGCCCGTAAGCTGGCGTTTGATTTAGGTATACAGATGGCGGATCCTACTACCTTTGAGCCGTCAAGGCTTATGTACTGGCCGTCATGTTGTGCTGATTCAGAGTATTTCTATAAGACCGCAGACAAAGGACTGATTGTGGCGGACAGCGTGCTTGACACCTACGAGGACTGGCACGACTTTACATCATGGCCACAGGTACCGGGCGCGGTCAGCTATCAGAAATTGGCAGTACGCCAAGGCGACCCAGAGGAAAAGCCCGGAGTTGTCGGCGCGTTCTGCCGTACTTATGATATATGCGCGGCAATGCGGAAGCATTTACCGGGTATATAT